TGCACCTACAGGTCTTGAGGGTAAGTTTGATGAACTCGTTAGAGTTTTGAAGATGAACGAAGGTCTCAATATCTCTAAGTTGTCGAAGGGTGTCCTTTGATGCAGTCGGTTAAAAAACCGTGGGGATACTACATTGATCTTGAAAGAACTTTTTTCCGAGTTGTCAAGAGAATCCATGTAAGTCCCAATCAAAAACTCTCCCTCCAGAAACATAAAAACAGAAGTGAATTCTGGTATGTGCTTTCTGGGACAGGGAGAGTTACCCTTGATAACTATACTTTCCCCGCAAAATCTCAAAACCACTTTCACATCCCACCAGAAATGGTACATAGGGTTGAAGCTGGACCAGACGGAATTATGTTCTTAGAGGTTCAGGAAGGTGAGTGTGATGAGAGAGATATTATCAGAATAGAGGATGACTACGGTAGAGTCACGGACTGACTTTAAAAATGCCCTGGTCGGTAGAAGGTCCCCTTCTTCCCGCGTTTCTTAGTTCGTAAAACTAAGTGGTGGAGTCACTGGACCCAACTGAGTTTACTAATTCTCCAAAGATTAGTTGGTGCGGATGGAGGAAACTCCCGCCTGAGATTTAGTTATTACTCAGGGATAAAAATAACTTGGCGTGCATGGAGCCCATGAGGGAGGTCTTGACAAAGGCCTCCTTTTTTCATACAATACATATTATGTGGTATGATCTTTTGTAATGAAGATTGGATTTAATTGTAGTTCCTTTGACTTGTTTCATGCTGGTCATGTGACGATGTTGAAGATGGAGAAGGAGTTATGTGATTGGTTGATCGTAGCTCTTCAAGTTGATCCTACTATCGACAGACCAGGTATCAAAAATAAACCAACCCAGAGTGTGTACGAAAGGTATGTACAGGTACAGGGTTGTAAATACGTCGATGAGATTCTAGTCTACGAGACCGAAGAAGATCTTCTGAATATGATCAAGACCCAGAGGATCGACATTCGATTCTTGAGTGAGGAGTATAAGGATAGAGACTTTACGGGTAAACAATATTGTATCGATAATGATATTGAGATTCATTATCACAAGAGACAACACAAATACTCTTCTACCGAATTAAGAAATAGGGTGTTTGAACTTGAAACAAAGAAGAGAATAGAGAAATTTCAGGAAGATGTACCTGAACAATATTCTCCTACGATCCTTGATAAGTACGAACAAAAATGACAATTCTAGTAACTGGTGGTGCAGGTTTTATCGGTAGTAGTCTTCTCCGACAATTAGCACCCTTCAATGAAAGACTTGTTTGTGTTGACAAGTTTTCATATGCATCGAAGAAAGATAATGTTCCAGAAGATGTGGAACTTTATAAAGTTGACCTTGCAGATGAAGAGGCAGTCAGATATCTTTTTGAACAGGAGACAATCACAGATATCTTTCACTTGGCCGCAGAGAGTCATGTAGATAATTCGATCAAGGATTGTAAACCCTTCATTCAAGCGAATGTGATTGGTACAGTCAATCTACTTCAATGTGCATTAGAGAATGAGGTAGAAAGGTTTATGCACATCTCCACAGATGAGGTATTTGGTTCTATCTCAGAAGGTTCATTCAATGAGGAGTCAAGATATAAACCAAGAAATCCTTACTCTGCATCAAAGGCTGCAAGTGATCATTTTGTCAATGCATATAACAAGACATATGGTCTTCCTACCGTGATTACAAATTGTTCCAATAATTATGGACCTAGACAACATGGTGAGAAGATGATCCCCAAAATCATCAATAATGTTCATAACGGTAAACCCATTCCTGTATATGGTGATGGTCAACAGATCCGAGATTGGATCTATGTTGAGGATCATTGTGATGCCTTGATTGAACTATGGAATCGTGGTACAGTGGGTGATAGGTACAACATTGGTGGTGAGTGTGAGATGAGAAATATCGATCTCGTCAATTACATTCTCCATCTGATGAATAAGACCGAACATCCCATCAAATATGTCAATGATAGACCAGGACATGATCTGAGGTATTCAACATCAAACAAAAAAATAATGACTGAAATTGATTGGTCACCAAAGACTGACATTGCAACTGGACTTCTCAAAACAATTCTCCATTATGAAAATCATTAATACTCCTCTCGATGGTGCATATATCATCGAACAACCACGACACTATGATGATCGTGGATATTTTCTTGAGTCGTATAATAAGAGAGACTTTGCTGAGATTGGACTTGATGTTGAATTTGTTCAGGACAATCACTCATCATCTACGGTGAATGTACTTCGTGGTCTTCACTATCAGGTCAATAAACCACAAGGTAAGTTGGTCAGATGTATGAAAGGTTGGATTCATGATGTCATTGTTGACCTGAGATTGTCATCGAATACTTTTGGAGAACATTTCAAAGTCGATCTTCACCGACCTGAGTTGATGTTGTGGGTACCAGAAGGATTTGCTCATGGATTCTATGTCAAGAGTGACAGAGCACATGTTTGTTACAAGACAACTGAGTATTATTACAAAGAACATAATCGTGTCCTTCTGTGGAATGATCCTGAACTTGATATTGAATGGGAAACATCGACACCGATTCTGTCGGGACAAGATAAGAGAGGTAAGACTTTAGAGGAGTGTGATAAGTATGAATAATCTATCAGTATTTGGTGCTACAGGATATGTCGGTAGTAATTACTGTCGAATGTATCCTGACAATATCCCTATTCCTCGTGGTCAGAGACATCCTGAGTCCTCTGACATCCTGTATTTTATCAGTACAACAACGAATCAAAATGTCTTCAAGGATCTACAGATCGACATTGATACTAATCTGAAGATTCTGACTGAGGTGTTGTCACACTGTAAGAGAACTGACACCGTATTCAACTTTGTCAGTTCTGGTTTTGTTTACGATAATGACATTATCGATGCCAAAGAAGACGATCCCTGTAATCCAACAGGTTTCTATTCGATCACTAAGAGATGTGCAGAGTCATTGGTAATTTCATACTGTAAGACCTTTGGTATTGACTATCGTATCTTCAGGATTGGAAACGTATTTGGTATCGATCCTACAGTTACTCAAGGCAAGAATGTTCTTGGATTTCTAATTCGATGTCTGAAGAAGAACGATCCTATTCAGATGTATGGTGGTGGTGATTATCAGAAAGACTACATGTATGTTGATGATGTGTGTAGAGCCATGGATGAACTCATGGTAAACGGAGATAAGAACGAGATCTATAATATTGGAACAGGCGTATCACGTTCTTTTAGAGAGATTATTGAATATTGTAAGGAGAAGGTAGGTAGTACAAGTGAGATTATTGATGTACCTTTCCCTGACGATCAGGATTATCTACAGATCAAGAACTTCACAATGAATGTGGATAAACTCAATGCGATTGGGTTTGTTCCTAAACTTGACATTGACACAGGACTTGATATGATGTGTGAAGTCTACTAATTTTTTAAGAATACATAGTAAGTAATTCATGGATGTTATGACTGAGTATAAGAAAACTGCGCTGGTTCTCGGTGCAGGTGGATTCATTGGTAGTCACATGGTGAAACGACTACGGTCAGAAGGGTATTGGGTTCGTGGTGTTGATCTGAAACGACCTGAGTATTCTGAGACTGAAGCAAACGAGTTCATTCAGGGTGACCTGCGTGATCCCCATTTTGTTGCAAGGGTCATCCAGTTCAAGGGTGAGCAAGGTAACTTCTATAATCACATCCCATATCGTATGGTCCGTCCTTTCGACGAGATCTATCAGTTCGCTGCTGATATGGGTGGTGCAGGTTTCGTCTTCACTGGTGAGAACGATGCAGACATCATGCACAACTCAGTTACTATCAACCTGAATGTTCTTGAAGAAGTTCGTAAACTCAACGATACCTTTGATGGTGTGAGTAGAGAATGGACTGAGGCAAATCGTCCTGAACTTTCACAACCAACAAAGATCTTCTATTCTGGATCGGCATGCATGTATCCAGAACACAACCAACTTGACCCTGATAACCCTGATTGCCGTGAAGAATCAGCATACCCAGCAGACCCAGACTCCGAGTACGGATGGGAAAAACTCTTCTCCGAGAGGCTCTACTTTGCTTTCAACCGTAATCATGGGATTCCTGTTCGTGTTGCTAGGTATCACAATATCTTCGGTCCCGAAGGTACCTGGGACGGTGGACGAGAGAAAGCACCAGCTGCAATCTGCCGTAAAGTCGCTTACCTCCCGAACGTCGGTGGAGGAATCGAGGTGTGGGGAGATGGCTTACAAACTCGCTCCTTCCTGTACATTGATGAATGCATTGAAGCAACTCGACGACTGATGGACAGTGACTTCATGGGTCCTGTGAATATTGGTTCTGAGGAAATGGTTACGATTAATGAGTTGGTCGAAACCGCTGCTAAAGTATCTGACAAGGTAGTCAGAAAGATCTATAAACTCGATGCTCCTACGGGTGTCCGTGGTCGTAATTCAAACAATGACCTTATCCGTGAGAAGCTTGGTTGGGACTACTCTCAGACTCTAGAAGAGGGTATCCGTAAGACATACGAATGGATTTGTACACAAATTGAGGAGAAGACTGATGGGAATCTCGGTTGATAAAATTAACGAAA